GTAATACCTTGACTGCCAGTATAACCAGTTGATCCAAAATAACCTATGTTGCCTTGGCTACCAGTATAACCAGTAATACCTTGACTGCCAGTATAACCAGTTGATCCAAAATAACCTATGTCGCCTTGGCTACCAGTATAACCAGTTGAACCAAAATAGCCTATGTTGCCCTGGCTACCAGTATAACCAGTTGATCCAAAGTAACCAATACATCCTTGTGAACCAGTATAACCAGTTGATCCAGTATATCCTATATCCCCTTGTGAACCAGTATAACCAGTATATCCTATATCCCCTTGTGAACCAGTATAACCAGTATATCCTATATCCCCTTGTGATCCAGTATAACCAGTAATACCCTGTGTACCTGTATTGCCTTTTTCTCCTTGTGAACCTCTTGGTCCCGTGCATCCTATATCGCCTCTAGGACCAACTATAGGTCCAATATTTTCCCAAGTAACTGTAAGCGTATTCCAGAAATATACATTACCATCCGTAGTATTAATCCAACCCTGGCCTGGAGAACCATATCCCACGGTAGACGTAGTAATAGTAGAACTGCTGCCAATTAATACAAGACTTACCCCTTGTTCACCAGTAAAACCACGCGGTCCTTGTGTTCCAGTAGTTCCTTGTAGTCCCTGTTCTCCTACCTCACCCTTATCTCCCTTGTCCCCTTTACTACCAGTGTACCCAGTATTACCTACGGATCCATCATATCCAGTAATGCCTTGTGACCCAGTGTACCCAGTAATACCTTGACTACCAGTATAACCAGTACTACCTAAATATCCACCCGAACCAGTATAACCAGTACTACCTAAATATCCACCCGAACCAGTATAACCAGTGCTGCCTAAATATCCACCCGAACCAGTATAACCAGTACTACCTAAATATCCACCCGAACCAGTATAACCAGTGCTGCCTAAATATCCACCACTGCCAGTGTAACCAGTTGAACCAAAGTAACCAATACATCCTTGTGATCCAGTATAACCAGTGCTGCCTAAATATCCACCACTGCCAGTGTAACCAGTTGAACCAAAGTAACCAATAAATCCTTGTGATCCAGTGTAACCAGTACTACCTAAATATCCACCCGAACCGGTATAACCAGTAGATCCAAAATAGCCTATGTCTCCTTGTGATCCAGCGTAGCCAATATCACCTTGGCTACCAGTATAACCAGTAGATCCAAAATAGCCGATGTCTCCTTGTGATCCAGTGTATCCAGTTGATCCAAAGTAACCAATATTGCCTTGTGATCCAGTGTATCCAGTACTACCAAAATAACCTATGGCGCCTTGGCTACCGGTATAGCCAACACTTCCTGCATAGCCAACACTTCCTGCATAGCCAACACTTCCTGCATAGCCAATGTTTCCCATTGCTACAAAAATATCCCAATACATTTGATTTACATCGGGTGCAGTTCCAAATGGTGGCACAGCTTGATTGGCAATGTAAACTGAGCCATTATACCGAACAAAATCTCCAATTATATAAGAACTATTATAATTCCATATACCTTGATATTTTACACCTGGACTACCTTGACTACCTGTATAACCAGTGCTACCTAAGTATCCACCACTGCCAGTATAACCAGTTGATCCAACATAACCAATGTTACCTTGACTACCTACGTAGCCAGTTGACCCAAAATAACCAATACAACCTTGGCTACCGGTATAGCCAGTAATGCCCTGTGATCCGTCGTACCCAGTAATACCCTGTGATCCAGAGTATCCGGTGCTACCAAAATAACCAATACATCCTTGGCTACCAGTATAACCAGTAATGCCTTGTGATCCAGTATATCCGGTGCTACCAAAATAACCAATACTTCCTTGACTGCCAGTGTATCCAGTTGATCCAAAATAACCTATGTTGCCCTGGCTACCAGTATAACCAGTTGATCCAACATAACCTATATCACCTTTACTTCCAGTATAGCCAGTAATACCCTGTGTACCAGTATTACCTTTTTCGCCCTGGGCACCTCTTGGACCTGTACAGCCTATATCACCACGTGGACCAACTATAGGTCCAATATCTTCCCATGAAACAGTAATAGTATTCCAGAAATATACATGTCCAGTGTTAGTACCAATCCAACCCTGTCCTGGTTGCCCAACACCTACTGTAGATACGCTAACAGTATCTGTACTTCCTATTAATACAAGGCTTATTCCTTGCTCGCCAGTAAATCCCCTTGGTCCCTGCGTACCAGTAGTTCCCTGTAGTCCTTGCTCGCCTACATCTCCCTTATCCCCTTTGTCGCCCTTGTCACCTTGACTACCAGTGTAGCCAGTACTGCCTAAATAACCACCGCTACCAGTGTAGCCAGTACTGCCTAGATATCCACCACTGCCTGTATATCCTCTGCTACCTGCATAACCTATGCTGCCAGTATATCCCCGACTGCCAGTGTATCCTTTGCCGGCTCCTTGTGGCGTTGTTATAACTGATAGTAAAACACTAGACGATTTACTTTGTGGGGTTTGATCAGTTACTGTAATTGTATATAGAGTTGACGATGTAATCGTAGTTGGAGTTCCTACTATTGCACCAGTGCCTCCATCAAATGTTAATCCATCTGGAAGTGCTAATGGATATATCACATATGTATATGTTCCTACACCGCCAGTTACCGTTACTGGATATGTAACAGTTGGCTGATTTAATTCAAAGGGTATTGACGCCTGAGGAGAATTTATAGTTAACGGATCAGGTGGAGTATTTTTAACCTGTAATGTAAATGTTCCAGAATTAGATTGTCCAATGCTATCAACGACTACAACTACATATGATGTAGTTGAAGTACTAGCTGATGGTGTTCCAGATATTTCACCAGTTGTAACATTGTAACTTAATCCATTTGGCAATAAATTACTTAATTGATAATTGATCTGACCAAACCCACCTGTAGCAGATACTGGTATTACTGGCGCAGGACTAACTTCAGTGTATTGAGTAAAAACTAGTGTATTATTGTTAACACTAATAGATATTGCTTTCGGCTTAACGTTAATTAAGAAAGTACTGCTACTGAATTGTGATAAAGAATCAGTAGCAGTTACTATATACGCAATTGATGTGCTGGTGTTAACCGGAGTACCATTAATATACCCAGAAGAATTATCAAATGATAATCCCGTTGGCAGCGTTGGGCCTATAGCATATGTTACTGCACCGTCACCGCCTTGATAAGTTACTGGTTGGAATCCAACTACACTTGTATTAACTGTTAGAGTATATTCTGCTTTTGGTGCATTCGTTGTTATAGCTGCTGGATTGTTTACAATTATGGTAGTAGTTGTACTGGCAGTATTATTTGCACTATCCTTAGCAGTGATAGTATATAAATGATTTGTATTGGTAGTTAATGGCTTACCAGAAACTCGACCAGTTATGGCATCAAATGACAATCCAGTTTCAGATGTTAAACTTGGTGCTATTGTAAATGTAGTGCTTCCGCTGCCACCGTTAGATGTTACAGGAATAAACGATGTAATCGTTTTACTTCTGGTAAACGTTGATGTAGGTACGGATAAGGCAACTGTTAGTGTAGAATACGTGACAGTCAAATTGTAGACTGTGCTGCTACTTTGGCCAATGCTATCGGTTGCAGATATTGTATAAAATCTGGTAAATGGTAAATTGCCAGAAACTAATGGAGTTCCAGATAGTGTTCCATTTGCAAATGTTAATCCTGTATCTGATTTAATATCGGGACTTATTCCAAAAGTTTTTGAACCAAGTCCTCCAGTTACACTAATTAACGATATATTAACATTTGATAGATTGTTATAAAATGTACTGCTACTAACCAATGATGTAACACTAATGGGAGGCGGGTTTACAACATTTAAATCAAATGTACTAGTACCACTGACATTTAGTGTGTCGGTAATAGTAACTGTATAGGTAGTAGTATTACTGCTGATAGTTGCTGCTCCTGATACAACTCCAGTAGATGTGCTGTAACTTAATCCCAATGGTAAACTAGGAGTTACTGCATATAGATAACTTTCAGATCCGCCAGTAGCACTTACTGGTTTGTATGTGGCTGAAACTGTTCTAGTAAATTGTTTAGTACGTATGTCTGTATTAACAATCAGTGGCTTAGTGTTAACTGTTAGTGTAAAAGTAGCAGTGTTTGATTGTGCTGCCCCGTCCCTTGCCACTACTGTAAATGTTGTGGCAGTTACTAAAAACGAAGATGGTACTCCAGTTATCTCACCGTTGCCAGTTGAAAAAGTAAGGCCTGCAGGCAATGATGCTAACGGTGATATTGAATACGTTAACTGTCCCAAATATCCGCCAGTAGCTGAAACTGGTATAAATGGTGTTGGGGTAATGGCAGTGTACTGCGTTAGTATCTTACTGCCTATACTTGATATACTGATAGGATCAGGTGTAAGTACAGTTATTTTGGCAACTGAACTGGTAGTTTGACTTGCTTGATCTCTAATTGTTACAGTATAAGAAGTTTCCGCGGTGCTAATAGTCGGTGTACCTGAAATGACACCAGTGCTGGTAGTAAATGTTAATCCCGTTAACTGTGTTACATTTGGAGCAATTGAATAGATATATGCACCCTCACCACCTGATGCACTAACTGGTTTGTAACTGGCTATAGAAACATTTTTTGTAAATGTCTTGGATGGAAAATCTGCATTAGATATCAATGCACCTGGCAATACTTCCATTTGGAAAGATTTGCTTGATGTTTGCCCAGCTTGATCTGTAACAGTTACAGTCATTGCCACAGCACTTAGTAATGCTGTAGGGTTACCTGATAATACCCCAGTTACACTATCAAAAGTCAAGCCAATAGACGATAATGTTGTACCAGTAATAGCATATGCTAATGTAGTTCCTGCAGGAACATAACCGCCACTACCATTAACTGGCTTGACTGAATAAGATTGTGTGTTATTCTTTGTTAAAGACAGTTTGGTTGTTTGTAGTAGTGTTGTGTATAAAGCTGGTACATCTGTAACAGTAATAGGAACTGTTGTACTGCTGCTGGATGCTACTGGTGAATTAGAATCAGTTACTACTATGGTATAATTTGCCAGAGCTACTGCTGCTGTGGCAGGTCCAGAAATATAACCAGTACTGGCATTAATTGTTAACCCAGCTGGCAAACTGGCTGCTGAATATCTCAATGTTCCGTAACCACCACTGCCTGCTACAGGTTTAAACGGCGTAAATGCTACAGTTTTATAGTATGAATAGCTGCCAGGTATTTGAGTAGCAGTTACCGTAGGTGCTAATATGGTTAATGTAAATTTGCTACTGCTAACAGTATTAACATTGTCCTTAACTGATACTGTATATTCTACTGCACCAGTATAAACTGTTGGTATTCCTGAAATAACTCCAGTACCAGCATTAATTGACAATCCAGATGGTAATGATGGGTTGCCGCCAGTACTATTAATACTGTAGGCCATTGGACCAGTGCCACCTTCAGTTCCCACTGGTTGGAAAGAAACAGTGGCTCCCTGTGTATAAGTATTGGCTGCTAATAAAACTTTAGTAGTTAGTAATGTTGGACCTGGATTTACTGTTAAATTAAATGTTGCTTCTGCTACTTGAGCATTTGCATCTAGAAATTTTACACGGAACGGTGTAGAAGCTAATCCTGTTCTAGGTGCTTGTCCACTAATGGTAACATTTACTGAATTGTATAGATAACTGTTTACTGTGATAACAGTTAGACTAGTAGTAGCGGTTAATCCTGTTGGTAATGCAGGAATAATTTGTATATTAAAACCAGTAGCAGTTGTTAACGCTCCAGTGCCTGCTGTTGCTGCCGAGCCGCCGTATGCTGTGACCGGAGTAAAACTAACTATGTCGCCGCCGTTTACTACCTTAGGTGAATCTATTGTTGAAGCTATGGGAACTGGGCCGCCAATTATAGCTCCTGTACCATCTTTGGTTGGAAGCGCAAACGCTGGTGTTGTATACTTTTTCCAATATGGTATATTGGTAGTAGGGTTTAGTTCGTATCGAGTTCCCGCACCAGTCTTTGATATTTGAATATCACCCAGCGTAATAAAGGTAGATGTAGTAGGTATTGGTAGTGTATAAACCGACGCTGAGTAATAAAAAATTGCCATGACTTGATATTTATTTGTTAAATTTTAGACATAAACTGTGATATCTAACCAGTCATAATAGCCGCCGTAATCAACTAGAAGTAAAATAGTTGCTTGAGAATTGCTCCAATAAAAATCTCCTGGGATAAGTGTATTGAAAAATGCTACAGGATCTCCCGAGTTTATCCAATCATCATCAAAAACCATTTTAGTAGCTCTTCTATATTGAGGAGAGCCTTGAGGGAAAGTAATACTGCCACCAGCAGCTATTGCAAGATTGGCAAATGTTACGCTGCTGGTAGTAAACAATACTTGATCATATGCTTGACCAGTACCGCCACCAGTTCCAGAACTACCTGTATATCCAGTGTCACCTTTAATGGTCCCGGATGTTGTTAAATTAAAAACATACGTGTACGTTGATCCGTTCCACAAATATGCTTTTCCTTGATCTGGATTTAAAATATTGCCAGTGTCAATAATGGCAAATTGTCCTGGAGTTATTCCAGTAGGGTGTGTATCCGCTGTGAGTGTGGCTACTGATGAATATGTTTTACCTACAGTAAAGCCTATACCAGTATCGCCTTTACTACCAGTGTATCCAGTTGGGCCAACTGATCCATCATATCCAATTGATCCTGTATATCCAACAGCACCTATTGACCCGTCATATCCTGTAGATCCAAAATAACCTATACTGCCTTGACTACCAGTGTAACCTGTTGCACCCACTGAACCATCATAACCAGTAAATCCCTGACTGCCGGTGTACCCAGTAAAGCCTTGACTACCAGTGTACCCAGTAGCACCCACTGATCCATCATAACCAGTTGATCCAAAATAACCAATATCACCTTGACTACCTGTATAACCAGTTGGATCACCTTTTTCACCTTTACTACCAGTGTAGCCAATACTGTTAACTACAGTCATTCCACAAGAGAAAATCCTGCCGCCAACAATTAAATCACCTGCAATGCCAGCACCGCCGGCAACAACTAATGCCCCGGTGTTAGTAGACGTTGTAGCCGTGGGATTATTAATGGTAAATGTGCTAGTGGTACCTGTAGAGGTTAACCCGCCAACCCCTAAACTAACTGTCACTACTGTGCCAGAGCTAGTTACTGTCAGTCCTTCGCCAACAAAATTAAATCGAGTAACTGTATTGGTTAATGTATTACCACTTACTGCTACTGCAAGATTGGCTATTGATCGACCGCCGGGAGTATGTCCGTCAGAAAGACGCAACTCACCTGTGTACTTGTCATAGAATATAGTACCTTCTTGACCAATGAAGGTATCAATGGTTTGGGTTACTACCTGTCCTGCCTGTATCTTATAAATGGACATCTGGGTCTTTCTCCCCTTAACCCTTTAAGGCAGTTGTTTAGTTTCTGGATCTACTTCGTCTTGTGTAAGATCTTTAATTATTGGACTTATTTTGCCTGTTTGGGCTTTTTGTAGTTCAAGCTGTTGTTGTAATGGAGAGACCATTACTGGATCTTCTTTTGGAACACTAGGATCAATAGGCGCATCAGAACCTGTCATATCGACTTCAGGATCTCCGTCACCGTTGATTTTAATGGTGATTGGTACGTTGATTACAAATTCTCTGGCTCTCATAGTAGTATTTATGTTATGGGTTTGCTCTTTAGAAATTCGGGATATTGCTTGTTGAAATGCCTCATAACTATGCCTGCTACTTGGTGTGCTTGATTTTCTTCAGGACTACCAGTACGTCCACTGTCGTTGTTTAATTCATGTTCAACACTTTGTTTATAGTGTACTAGTTCATGTGCCAATGTGCGTAAAATATCATTAGGATGACGGTTCATTAAAGCTACGGTTAACTTGTTTTCACTGTTATCAAAACGTCCAAATGTTGGTTGTTCTTCATCATGTACCATTGGAACAAACTCCATTTCAGGCAATGAATCAATACCAATGTAGTGCATGGCCAAGGGAATAAACTTTTTAAACATGTCCATAAAGTTATCTTTATGATCGGACATTGATTGATCTGCAACTTCATGCAGTAGTTCTTTAATAATCATAATGTGTATTTAGTGCCGGTGACTTTATCCGGCTCCAAGTACGCCTGGAAGTTCAATTGCGCGGACGCCTGGGCAAGCAAGCCTGCCCCCGTGACGACAACGGTCCCTAAGGTGGGTTCTATACTGGACTATATGGATTGCGGGGTCTATCCGTACCATCGTCCTCCGGGTACACCGGATAATCATTAGGATTAGTCGTCACTGGCATTTGCACCGCATTTAGAACGTTTGGCCTTGGTCAACGCTCCAAAGTCTACAGGCCATTCTTGTCCAGGTTGTAATTCTTTAGCATTTGGTGGAAATGCAAATTGTACTCCTGCCATTGTTTGAAGTTGACTAATTGGTAAACGGAATTTAGTTAAATCGTTACCTAAATTGGGATATGGTGCTACGTGTGGGAATCCCCAGCCCGCCACTTCATTGGTTTGATTGTTAATAACAATTTTATAAAAACCATGCGGAACAACTACACCATTACCAATTTTCTTATCTTGTGCATTATATATTCCACCAACATAAATTGTATAACTTTGATTACGTTGTACTGCCCAACCACGAACACTAGTTTCTAATAGTTTCCAAATACCACGATTCAATGAACCTGCTTGTGGACTCATATTGGTCATTAAGAAACTTTCAAACTCTACTTGAACATCCCATGATAGATCACCGTCTGGGCTCATGTGCCCTTTGTCGTATCCAGTACCAGCATAGTCATCTGGACGAGCACCCCCAGGAACTGATTGGTCGGCTGCAAAAGCATTAGTACGAGCAACACAACCAAGAGCGTTTTGAGGTAGTAGTTCATAAGTTACATACTTGGGTAGTTTAGCAGCAGCATCATATCCAACTAGATAGGCTTGACGGCAAATAGGCATCACTCCGCCTGTTTGTGGAAATCCATAGGGGGCATGTACTCGACATGTCTGTGGATCTTGTGGAGCACGTTGGGTCCAAGCGTGAGCTAGACTTGTTGCTGCTAGTAAAAGTACAAGTAGATATTTTTTCATGGTAGTCCTTAATTAACTACCATTATTTATATTATCTACGCATAAAATAATTTATTGGCTAGGCAATTGCTGGAAGATTTGTATCTATATTATAGGTAAAACTTCCAATATGTCTACATAGTATAGTAGAATCTGCCCAAATAGTAAATCCCATATTTCTAGCTTTACCACAAAAATCGTTATCTTCGCTTATAGTATGTGCGTGATCTATTGCACTATGATATTTAAATTGAGGATAGCCAACTGTTTGTAAAACTTGTTTTTTAACTAGTACACATCCAAATCCACATCCCATAATTTGAACTAGTCCGCGATTTTTTAATTTTTCGTAAGGCATATTGCGAACACCACCCGTACTATTGTCTTCATATATTTCTAAAACATGTTGATTGGGTTTGCGTTGTATGTAAAGTCCCGACACTACATCTTTGTCATGTGCTAACAATTTTTTTAATGTATCTCGTTCAAAAGCAATGTCACTGTCTACTGAAAACAAATAATCATATGATTGAACGGTCCAGTGCGCTATTAAATTTCTAACCTGATCAATATTGTATCCATAGAAAGTTTGAAATTCTACCTCATATCCTTCAGGAACTTCCAAATCATAGATAGCTTTAAAAGTATCAGATTCAATATATTTGGCAGTGGGTATTCCAATTAAAATACGTTTCTTATTACCTGTCTGTAATTTTGTTTCCACTGACTCTTTTTCCCAAGGTTTTGGATCTAAAATAACATTAGGCGATACTTTTGATATCTTTCTTTCGGCAATGCTTCTTAATTGTGGTTGTATTGTAGTATCATATATAGCTCGTTCCCTATCTAATGCGCCACCAGTGAGTTTTGGATCACTGGTAGTAACTGCAAATTGAGTGTTAAAATCTAAATTAGCAATAAAGTAATTTGATTTGCCCATGGCAATTTGTAAATCAAATATAAAATTATCTCCAAAGAATACATCTAGTTTATCTGGAATAGGATGCCAGGAGTCTTTGTGGCAAAAAAATAAACTACCAAAACCGTATGTATGGCTACCTGGTTCCCATTTTACAAAATCAATACTTTTGTCAGTAATAGGTACTTGATTAAATGCTTCAATTCCAGGATGAAGTCCATATAGTCCAACACTAGGAGTTAATAAGTATTGTAAACGATCAAACAATTTTGTATCAAAAATAACATCGTCATTGACAATACAAAGTCTATCATAGACTGCTTGTTGAACTCCAAAATTCCAAGCAGGGTTCACAAAGGTATTTTTACCTGGATCAAACATTCTTATTTTATTGTGATACAATCCATCAGGAGTTTTAGTGTTATCATTATTGATAATAATGATTTCACCAACTGCTTCACAATCGCAAAGTACGTGTAAGAATTCTACAAACTGATCCACAGGCCTCCACATGGTAGGTATAATTACACTATATTTTTCAACCTTTTGTTTTTTTACAATATCTCTAGCGGCTCTGTTTTGTTCTTCAGCATTTACTTTGTAGTCATTTAAAGGACTTGTATCATTATAATTATAAACTATATCCTGCAAGCATTTTACTTTAGTAGGGTCTGCAGACTCTATCAACGCATAAAACACACTACCATCACCGCCAGCCTTATACCATTGCCCATCATCATATTGAAATAAATCGTCAGTTAGCCCATTTATTAATCGTTTTTTAAATGTGCGTAAATGGGTGTAGGGCAATATCCAATTAAAATGATGCTGTCTATATGTTTTTTGTTTTTTTATATGTTCTGGATATGGCTGACTTATTAGGGGAATGTTATCAACCATGCTCCAACAGCTGCCATATGTAAACTCGGTAGATCCATCATAGATAGAATTATAATAGCTGAACAATGTGTTGTCATTAATTAAACTATCATCGCCATCTAATAGTATTACAATAGCATCATCGTCAACTATTGAACGAATAGCATCAACTTGATTTTTAACAGCACCGTAGTTTTTGTCCTTAGGTACACAACTAAACTTTCCAAATATCTCTTTGGGCAATCTGTACACTGCCTCTACAGCATGACCAAAACTTCGATCTGTAGATAAATCATCAATTATGATATGATGATAGTTAGTGTAGTCTTGTTGTGCCACACTTTGTATGCAACGTTCAATATAATTTTCAGCATTGTACATGGTGCTGATTACTATAATCTTTTGTTCCTTGCCGCTTTTATAATCTTCTAGCTCTACGGTATTGTGATACCTACGACCATATATCTTGTGCAGGCGGCGATTGATCTTAGTGACTTTTCTATAATCTGCTACTGGCAAATAGGCCCCACATTTACGGAACATGTGCTGTCGCCATTGCTGTGCTACACTATCCCATCCTGCAATATCTTTAATAATATTACAGTAGTATTGTTTCTGCTGATGTAGATAAGTGTTACGATATGCATCTACTACCATGTTTACAAATTTATCTACTTGACTAGGCAAATCTATGTGCTGGAATAAACTGTTGGGTTCAACAGCATAGTCAATTAGGTAACAGGCCTGTTCAAGTGCTATTTCCTCTAAGCCACCAAATCTACAAGTAATGCTAGGTGTGTTATACATCAAACTTTCTAATGTACTAATTCCATATGTCTCAGGAAAGGCACATGGATAAATCATAAAGTTAGATTTGCTTAAGATGTTAGCAATTTCTAGCTGTGGTATAACGCCGGTAAACTCAATACCTCTTTCAACATTGACTGGATCAGCTGCCATAATGCGCCAATCTTTTTCTTGCTGATCAGGTTCTGAACTTTCACTGAATCTGTAATAGCCACCAATAATTTTTAATCGTGCATCAGGAATTTGTTGTTTAACTCTAGGCCAAATATGATTGACTAACGGAATCATACCTTTAGTAACTGATGCATTATAAACAAATAAGTTAGGATCTTTGGCCTTGATGTCTACTTCACGATTATAATTGTGAGCGCCATTGCGTGTGATAAAAATCTTACGTTTGAGCACTTCAAAGTTGCGTCTCTTGCCGTGATCACAATTTAGCACATAGGTAGTATGCCAATCGCTGAGTGTAAATATATCAGTGATGCGATCTGCCAGTGCCAATTCTTCGATCAACAAGTCTCCCAAACAGAATGTATCATGCATCCAAAGGATACGCATTTTGGCTTTGCTTAGAATCCTATCATACAAGTTCATACTATGGTAAGGCCAAGCACGACGATCTGTTAGTCTATCGTATTGACTAGGATCAACAAATGGGATAACTGTTCGGCTACTGATCACTATGTCAAAATAGTGATCCTGTGCCAAATCATTTAAATGGCGATATGTTACGCTATCATAAACACCCGGGCTGGCATGGTCAACACAGTTGTTAAAAACTGTAACTTCAAATCCCAAAGAGGCTAGTTCCTTGCTCATCAAAGTAACTGCGCTTTCGCTGCCGCCTAACCCTTGTTTGAATACTGTGGTGCCATCGTAGGGTATGCCGATGATGTCAATAATAGCGATTTTCATACTACTAATTATACATTAGCAGTGGGCAAAGTCAAGGTTCTTGGAATGGTGATATTCTAAATAATATCCGCAACCAGCG